TCCAGTAGATGTAGTTCTTGCTTGGCCGCCATCTGTGTTTGGATTGTTATCTTGTCCAGTAGATGTAGTTCTTGCTTGGCCGCCATCTGTGTTTGGATTGTTATCTTGTCCTTGTGCAACACCGCCATCATCTTTATTTGCATTATAGAAATCTTGTGCTGCTTTTCTTTGAGCTGCCGTTGCATCAGGATCTTGAAAAATACTATTAGCTTGATCTGCTGTTGTTACTACAGGTTCGCCTGCACCGCCAAATGCATCGAGGTCATTGTCATCAACTACTTTATCTAATTGTGTTACTACTTTAGGATCAGCTTTTTTAATAACTTCTTCAGCCTCGTCATCTGATTTAAATAAGCCTTTGATGAAATCAAGTACGCCTTCTTCAACTTTTTTATTTTGATCAAAGTCTACTTCTGTATATAACTTCGAATGGTCAATAAATTTTTTAATTTCATCGTTACTCATAATTAACTCCCTATAACAGCTTTAGAATTTTCAGAATCTTTAATATCTGCCGATTCACCTTTTGGTGCACTTTCCATCGGATCAATTTCACGTTCTTTTCTAGCTATTTCTAATTCTTTTAGTAAATCCATTATCCTTGCACCGCCAACTGATTCTTGTGCGCTTTCACCGCCCATATCTTCTGTTGTTAGTTTAGCTTCATATGGACTATCATCTTTTTCAGCTTGTTGTTCTTCAATAGGATCAAACTCACCGCGTACAACAATATGACTATGGGGAACATCACAACACTGTACTAAGTATTGTTCTAGTATATGACTTGTAGTTGGATATTTTAGTTCTACTTCGTATGTAGTAACTTCCATGTTTTGTAATTGAGGAAAGTCTGCTGGTTTCTCCATAATTGGAGCTGTTTTGCCAGCACTCATATTAATAACCTCATATTTGTTAAGATTTGTTTCCATATGATCTTCAAATTTTTCTGGTAGCTCACCTGCTACACGCACTTTGAATTTTTATGTTTTTTGTGACTCAGTTAAGAATTCTGTAAATTTTTTCATAATGTTGTTCCCGTTATAAACTATTTATCCATGTTTTTCAATTTTTGAAGTAAACTATTGCGATCTGTAACAACATATCCGTCACCATTTACAATGTCTCCTTCGTTGCCTGAAGAATCTTTGTCTAGTTTTTCTTTCTTTAGTTGCAATTCAATCATTTTTAGTTTCTTGTCCATCTTTGCTACTTTAGCATCTAAGGATGTTTTTAACATACTACCAGCAACTTCAAACACTCTGCCGCCATATCTAGATTCGACATTCATTCCTAAATCCATTAGATCTTCGTAACTTTGTAAAGCTCGTTGTGCAATATCATTAAGTTCTGCATCTGCTTTTTCACCTAAACCTTTGACACTAGGTAATGCACTAGCAATTTTATCAAACTCGGCAATATCTCTTAGAGTTTCTTCTTGCTCTACAATAGCGGTTTCAGCCTTAGACTTTTTCTTGTCTTGATCTACTAAATCTTTTGATTCTGGTAGATTAAGCAGTTCTTCTAATTTTTTAGTCATGTTGTGGTACCTTTAATATACACACTTATTTATCGGATCATCGCCGGCCGTTGTGAAAAATGTCGTCTTCAGTAACTATACGGAACTGTATGCTATTTTGCTTACAATACGCATATGCCGCTTCCCATTTAGCTTGATTAACTATCCAAGCCGCTTGATTTGCTCTACTACGCCCTAATTTTTCTCTATGTGTTTGATTAGCAGGCTTAACTTCTATAAGTTCTACTTTTTGTTTGCCGCCTCGATCAGCATATGCAATAAAAAAGTCTGGTACATATATTGTTTGTTTTCCAGTAAGGGGATTTCGATAAGGTATTTTAATAGCTTCACTAGCCCATTTTGCTACTGCTGGATGATTATCACAGAATTGCATAAAAGCAAACTCCCAACTTGATCTGTAAGTTGGTGTCTTAGTTCCTATATATTTCTCTGGAAATTTTGGATTGAATTTACCTTGAGCAAATCTAGCCATGTTACACTACTACGTTGCGTTTTTCAAGTGTGTCAACTACAGCGTTACTTTTAAATCCTAATGTGCTAGTATTAATTCTGTTGTAGTTTAATACTTCTGCAACTACTGCACTTAGTTTTGTTTCATTAAAGTCTTTTAGTGTGTCAAGCAATACAAACACTTTTATGTCATCTAATTTTGCTTGTTGGAGCAAAATTGTTCCTGTACTAATTGCTGCTGATCTATCAAAACCTCTTTTTTCAAAAAATGCAATTACAGCGTCAACTTCATTTGTACTAAATTCTAGTTTCTTTGTAAAGTATTTGTCAAAAAATTCTGTTACTTTTTTATCGTTAGATTGTAATTGTACTGGTAAACTACTATTTGTCATGTTCCTGTCACCTTATTTTCTAATGAACTCATATAATTTGGATTAGACGAATTTGCTCTATGTATTGCTTGGGCTTCAGATCTACTTACTCCGCTACTAGACTGTATATCTTTTATACCTTGTTTTTCAACTGCACTTGATAATGCTGCAGGATTATTTTTTAAGAATCCTTTGCTACTAGTTACAGCTGCCGCAACTCCTGTTACAGCTGCTGCAAGTAATAAATCTTTACTTCCTCCGCGCCCGCTGTTTTTTGGAAAAAATGTTTGAGCAACTCCACTTACATTTGTTCCAGTAGCTTGTCCAATTGCACTAGTTAGTATGTTAAAGCCTTCTTGCCTTATACCTTCTTTGCTTAAATTTCTTACATTACCAATAAGTTGTGCACCTTGTAGTATAACTAGTAATGGATTATTATATGCGCCGCCACTTGCAATAAATGAATACAAGTCCATAGCTTTACCAATTGTTCCACCGAGTCCTAATTGCCCTCCACCTTCCAGTGTAATTGGGCTAGGTGTTTTATCATAATGATCTTGTCCAAATCCTGTAGGATCTCCTTGCCCACCTATTGTAGTAGGGCCTTGATCATAAAACACACTTTCGTATGCAATTGATATGGTATTGGTCATAGTGCCGGCACCGTCCGAATTGTCAACAGTATCGTGGGCCCAATTAGTTAAAATTGGATTAACTAATGTATATGTTAAATGTTCTTTCCTAGACATTACACTAATTTTTATAGATTTAAAAAACGGTACTCCTGGATTGTTTACATCCATACCAAATTTATATTGGTTTCTACTAACACCTTCGTATGTACTATGAGGATTTGTACCATATGCTCTACCGCTATCTTTTTGTTGATTACCGTCAGCAAAGTAATATCTATAATATGCTTGTAATAATGCAGTTGTTAATCCTTGATTATCATCGTGAAACTCTATGTTTACTGGATCATACTGAATACTAGTTTGAAAATTCTTTTGTCTATTATATTTTTTTCTAGTTTCTACATTTGCACTAAATTTAGGTAAGTCAGCACGTTTAACCAACATACCAATTTCATTTAATCCTGGACCTTCAAACAATGCAGGAAGTATACCTTTAGCTTCTAGTGCTACTTCAAAGTTTACATGATAAGTAAATTTTGCTTTAGGTGCAAGACGTAGTCCGTCATCAACGTATAATCTTGATGCGTGTTGAAAATCTGCTAAATTTCCTTTTGGATTAAGTGCTCCGTTAGCAATTGAATCGAGCAATGCATTGAATTTATTTGCCATACTAATATTTATCCAACTTATTAATGTATGTATATAAAGAAAAAGGGAGCGCATTGGCTCCCTTTAATAAGACTAAATGAATATTATTTTTATTATGCGCCGCCGCCAGTTACTAGAGTGTTAGTTGTACGTCCAATAGCTGTGCCAATACCTGTACCTTGCGGTGACTGTATTGCGTTATCGTAACGAATGTTTAGTGTAACACTTACTGGATCGGTTGAGTTTGAATATGCTAAACTATTGTAGTTTGCACTTTCACAATAACAACCGTATAGTTCAAATGTTTCAAGTACTGTTGGAACATTTGCGCCGTTGCCGCCATCTAAGATTTCAATACGTGTAACGAATTTATAATCTTGTCCTGATGCTGCACTTGACTGCTCATAGAAGTCAAATTGTTTCTGAAGTTGTTCACCAACTAGTTTTTGTACATTGTTGTTTACATCTTCACGTAAGTTAAGTGTGATTGGCTCCCAAGTATGTTTACCTGCTAGGTATACTCTTGAGTTGTAAACGTCTAGTGTCATTTGTTCAAAACTTACATTTGGTCTAGTTACGTCAATAACTTGTTTTGTAAGTTCTGTTGTTGGTGTCGATACGCCAAAGTTTTCTAGTGTCACTCTAAAGCGATACTGTAGCTTTGGCATTAAAAGTCCCTGGTTACTAGCGGAATCTCCGCTAGCCAGTGGAACTGTGATTTTTG